TCAATGACCAGACCAGTTTTGGTGCTAGTGATTATGCGCTAAGATGGAAAACCAATGTGTTTCCGGCCAGTAGTCAGAGCAATCAAGGCGGCGAAAACAATACCATGGAACCTGGTGCCAATGCCGCAGATTTTTTATACACAGCAGACTTGGCAACAGCAAAAATAGTTATCGTAGGTGATCCTGCTTGGTTGCCTAGTCCTGCATCACAAATTGTAACAAAGGATAGTTTCACAGTGAATCCTTTCTTGCTTGATGGCACTGTGAATTCCATAGCCAGTGGCGCCTACTTTAGAATTCGTTTCAACACACCTGCTGATTACAATTTAAATACTGGCCTAATTGACCCCTCAGATCTGTCAAGTACAACACTCAATGCTCAAGGGGTCAATACGGTAGAAACCATATACAAACTACAACACTCAACCTCCACGTTCAAAGGCGGTAAATTCACACAAGAATTAACAGGTTCCTGGGTCACATATGATGCCGCCCAAGAACAAGTGGCACGAGCACAGAAAAACAAGTTAACACAAGCAAGAAACGCAAATCAAAGTGATGCAGAGACTGCTCGTTTGAAAAAGCAAAATGCAGACGCGGCCCCTCTTCCATATGGACCAAGAGCACCGGGTGGTTTAGGCACTGCACGACAGTCGCCAAACAACAATCTTGGAACAACTCCATTAAGCCCTGACGTTAAAAATGCACCGGAACCGGCTTCGGGTCAAGTTGTGTCAGGAACCCTTGACAGACTGAACAAACAAGCCGCCCCCAATTCCAATCCAGGGCAAGTGATGAACAGAGAACCTTAACAGAGATATACCATGGCAGAAAATATAGAACGCAGTGGCGGAAGAGCCGAAAATTTCAAATTTGATCGAGGTGGTACTCCTGCTGAGATGGGCCCGTTTGTGGGCGTGGTCAAGAACAATGTGGACAGCATTAGATCAGGTAGACTATGGGTTTACATTGAACAGTTCGGCGGAGAAAATCCCGAAGACAACACCACGGGCTGGCGCCTAGTCAATTACCTGTCACCATTCTATGGAGTGACAGAAAAAACCAGCACCAGCACAGGAGCAGGTGACTACCCTGGCAACCAACAAAGTTATGGCATGTGGTTCACTCCCCCGGACCTGGGCACACGAGTCTTGTGCTTTTTTGTCAATGGCGACCCCAGTCTTGGTTACTATATCGGATGCATACCCGATCCGGGTGTGAACCGTATGATCCCGGCCATTGGTGCTGTTCCTAAAAATGAATACGTCACGGGTAACAAAGCACAGGCTGCCTATTTTGCAAACTCGGCGCGATTGCCAGTAACTGAAATCAACAACGAAAACCAACAGATTGATTCAAACCCACAGTTCTACAACCAACCCAAACCAGTACATTCAGTACAGGCCGCAATATATTTCCAGCAAGGACTTGCCAACGACCCTGAACGTGGACCCATTGGGTCGAGTGCGCAGAGAGAAAGCCCTAGCACAGTTTATGGTATATCCACTCCTGGAATACCTATCTATGCTGGAGGTCAAGATCCCAACACGATTCGTAAACAACTGAGCGAAGGCGGAGTGCGAGACGCTGATGTTCAGGTGATCGGTCGATATGGCGGACATACCTTGGTCATGGACGACGGTGACCTTGACAGCAACAATGCCTTGTTCCGTTTGAGGTCTGCCAAAGGCCATCAGATCATGATGAATGACTCCAACGACTTTATCTATATTGCTCATGCCAATGGTCAAACTTGGATCGAACTGGGAGTAGAAGGCACCGTGGATGTGTACTCCACAAACAGTGTAAACGTGCGCACAGAAGGCACAATCAACTTGCACGCCGACAAAGACATCAACATGTACGCTGGTGGCAACATCAGCATGAAGAGTGGTGCAGCCACCAATATTGGTGCAGTAACCACTATGAACCTAGCGGCCGAAGCGGGTTTAACTTTGTATAGCACGGCTGCATTAGGTGTGCGTAGTGATGGCAGTCTGAGTCTGCAAGGAGCAACCAGTTCTTGGCAAGGCGGAACAAAACTAGCACTCAAGGCAGGGCGCATTGACCTTAATGGCGGATCGGCTAAGACAGTAACACCTCCCAAACTGTATCCCAAACGCACTCTTGACGATACTGTTTTCAACAACAGCAAGGGTTGGCAAGTCAAACCAGGTGCACTAGAAAGTATTGTGACTCGAGCACCCACACATGAGCCCTATAAATATCACAATCAGGGTGTGAGTGTAGTGGTAGATTTTGTTGATGGACAACCTACACCACCTCCTACTGCTGAGCCAGTGCCCGAAGGCTGGAATTTACAAGTCAAATGAACGTTTTTAAATTTGTCACTCCGTTAGGTCAAACAATTGAAATGAATGGGCCGGCAGGTTCCACTCAGGATCAAGCACGGGCCATATTTGATCAACAATACAATACTGGCAGTCTTGCAGGATTAAGGGCCGGGGACATATTAAACAGTCTAGTCCAGTCCAAAGGCGGACTGGCCACAGCATTGAGTCAAGTCACTGGATCTATTACACCTAGCACAATATCTCAGATTGGTAGTGCTCTAAACAAGATACCAAATCTTCCAGTGGTGAATCCAACCACAATATCAAACTTTGTTAACACACAGGTGTTGGCAGGTAGTGCGGTGGGACCGTTATCAACTACACAGATACAAGGATTACTATCGTCTACTTCGGCGGCAGTAAATCAACTCGCTACAGAAGTTACAAATGAAAAAGGCCTGGGCACATACGGACTTACCGCTGATCAACTGCAACTGACTGGTTTGATCAAACCCGGCACAGCAGAATTAGTCAATCAAGATCCTGCAAATTTAGTGTCAATACTCAGCAGTCCCACAGTATGGACTGGGTTGGGCGGAGCCGACAGTTTAGATTCTGTGTTGACCAACCCCACATTACAAAGTATTGCACAACAAGGTTGTTTGGCCAGCAGTTTTGACAATCTGTCTCAACTGGGAGTAGTGTCAGACACCACAAACAACATATTTGGTTCTACAAAAGATCTAGGTGCTGTGGTCAACAATGCGGCCAACTACGGAATAGGTGCTACTACTTCCTGGCTAAACAACACCCTGGGTGGTAGTGACATTGGTCAATTGACTACCTCTGCTGTTCAATCGTTGTTTGGTATGAGTTTTGGCTCAGTGAATCAATCAGTAAGCGGTGGCGGCAACCCGTTACAAACAGGAGTTCAGTCGCCCAAGGGCTATTCTAACACTGTGAATCGCTCGGTGATAGATACTGCTTTCAACAGCATAATTGGCAACAACAAGATACCTGCTAATATATTTGCCAGTCCTGCATTGGGTATCGACATACGAACACAAACTTCTCAACTGAATGCAATTAATCAATCATCATCGATCTTGCTCACACAGTTGGCATCCACTGCGGCAGGGGTATCTGCGCTGAGTCAGATACCGGGCGCAAATAGTATTATGAGCCTACTAAAATCAGGACAAGGACTAGTAAGTGAAATAAAAGGTGCTACGCAGTTGCTTGATCAAGCAAAGAATTTACCCGGAATCGGGGAGTTATTGAAAGATATTCCAGGATCGGGTGAAATATTAAGTAGTCTACAAGGTTACGGAACAGAATTGTCTGCAATTGGACAAAACCTCTTTAGTAATGTTCAGGATCTATTTTCAACCAATGATATTTCAGCATTCACAGACTTTGATGCGTCTGCACTACTAGAAAGTGCTGACACAGTGATAGCCGAAGCCGCACCTGCAGCCGAAGCGGCCCTTGAGGCCATTGCTAGTTTCTGGTAATCGAAACTCAGGGTAAATGGGCTGTATAAATACTACATGGCCACATTTATCGGGTACAGCACTATCAATCAATACAAGAAATTCACCTTAACTGACGGCGAGTTAGTCAAACGTGATCTTCTCAATGCTTTTAATATTCGCCAGGGAACCTTGCCTGGCCGTCCTGAGTACGGATCTACCTTGCTAGATTATGTTTTTGAAAATCAAGACACAACTACAGAGCGTGCCACAATAGCAGAAATACAACGAGTTGCCAGCGGTGATCCGCGAATCAACATTGTTGATTTAAATTATTATCCTCAAGAAAATGGGGTATTGATAGAGTTACAAATACAAATTGTTCCAGGCACTACTACAGAACAATTGAGCATATTCTTTGATCAATCCACAAGACAAGCCGGCTTTGTATAACTACGCCGTTTATTTTTGCAATAAATAAAAGAAACGGACTATTATGGCACGAACCACAAGACA